ACAGTTTAGTAACTTATAGCCCAGGGTACACCCCCCTAGAGTTAGTTAGTGTTAACTATTCTATAAAATAAAAAACCCGCCTGAAAAAAGACGGGTTTTATTCATTTCGCATTTTTTAGCGCTATGAAGCAACTGTAAAATCTATGTACAAATATTCAAAAAGTCCTAAAAGTGATGCCACAAGTTCGGGTAGTGTGTCTGGTATGTAACAAAAATCATCGTTCATTTCTAGCGATACTTTAGTAGTAGCTAGCATCTCAAGAGAACGATTGTAAAAAACACGTTCGCGTTCTGAGTTGGATAGCATTTTTAGGGATTCTGCATAATGGCTTATAAAGTCTAAAACATATCCTCTAATAAGGGGTTCATTTTTCAAAGCTTCTACGTAGTCTGATGATAGTGCGTGGTCAAATATTGTAGCTTCTTGAATATCTAGCGCAGGTGTAGTGTAAATCATGATTCTAGCCTTTCTAACCGATTCTAACGGATGGAAAAGCGCAAGCCCTACTCTTTATAAGATTGTAGGGCTTGCGCGTCTTAAAACGCGTTTTATGCGTCTTCAGAATTGCGCTTGTTTGCTACGCATTTTTCTAGCAATTCCAACGGCACTACTGCATAGCCGTCTGCTAACTGTTCGCGTTTGCAATCGTGCAACCCTAAAACTGTTGAACCCTCATGCGCCATTTCGTAGCGCATTTTAACGAAACCTCTTAGATTTGCTTTCGTGTATGCATTGTAACCAGTTGCTTCAAACTTTTTGGTTGTGTATTTGCCTTCTTCGGAGATAGCCCAAACTTGACCAGTGTATTTGTACTCTGGAACAACGAATACTTTAACGTTTCCGCTTTCTTCAAGTTCGCGTGCCGTTTTTTCATCGTTAAAAATTTCAATCGCGTTTTCAACGACTTTAGACATGTTGTAGCGGACTGTATCGGGCTTTTCGTGCTCGATTGCGATAACAGCTACCGTAGCGTTATCGTCCAACTTTAGCGCTTCTTTTGCGAAAACAACGGCTTTTTCAGTCTTGCGAGTGTACGGAATTGCCACGCTTTTAAGTTCGGTTTTTGGGGTGCCGTTTTCATCAACCGTGATGATTGCGACGTTTGCAGTTGTGCGGACGTTGTCAAACTTACTCATTTTTCTAGCCTTTCTACTAGATTAGTTGCAGCGCCTATCGCCGCAACAAGTTACCAACTAATGACCATATCCAATTTTCAAGGTGCAATTGTATTGTACCAAAGTTAAAAATAATTGCAACCCTTTTTTAAAAGAATTTCCATGGTTAACATTTTATTTTTTAACTAATCAAAACTCTAAATGCTACTAATCCTATAACAATTGTATTGTTTCCAATGCTATCTTATTTGGAATGATACTAAATCCACCGCAAAACTATACACGTACGCGCATACACGTATGTATGTACGTGTATGCGCGTGAAACTTGTGTGCGGTAACGTGCGCGGGGGGAATATACAATTAATTGACTGCTCAGACGCGCGCGCGAAAAAATGAAAATTTTTTCAAACCCAAATCCCAAAAAGTTAGTAAGGCTAGAGAAACTAACTACCCACCCATGTTTTTTATAACAAATTAAATCCCCCACCGTTGATTAAATAGTTAACTTTGTCTTGTACAACATTATAAATATTATTCTTGCGTGCTTCATCGTTACCGTAAGTACCATTGATACATTCCATTGCAATCCTAGCAATTGCATCATCCAATTTAATATCTTTGAATGTTTTATCAACGGGTTTAACAGCTTCTTTGCTTTTACCTGCATACAACTGCCACGCTCTTTCATCCATGTATGCAATGTTTCCATCAATATTCATTTGCTGCATTTGCAATGAACTAGTGAATTGCCAAATCGCCATTATTTGCCATGGTGAAATATCGTACGGACAATCACCGTCGATGAATTCGGTGTATGGTAGCGGATATCCTGCTACCCACAAACCACAATTGTTGTATACATCAGGAAAATCGTTGAAGCGGTACAATTGCGACGCGCTGCAATAAATCATACACCATACACCAGTAATTTCATGCAATTTTTTAGCAAATCGTTGTGCATAATCACCCCAGCTTGCAATAGAATTATCCTCAATATCTAAAATTGGAATTCCTTCATTAAAATAACCCTTGCAATTTTCATAGAAAAATTGTGCTTCAATTTCAGGTGAATTGTTGTTTGCAAAGTGGTAAAACCCCCATAATTTATTACTTGCTTTAGCTTGTTGCACAAATCCGTCGCAATATGCATCTACAAAATAATTTCCTTCAGTTGCTTTAATGATTACAAAATCAACAGGGGCATTTTTAACGTCAAATCCTTGTTGCCAATTGCTAATGTCGATACCTTTAAGCATTCTTTTCTTCCTCCAATTCAAGATGATTAAGTATGTGTTGCAATGTGTTATCTATTTTATTAATGGTTGTAGTCAAATCTTTTACGGTTTTATCATACAAATAAAAGATTGCAACAAAAGCGCATATTGGGAATCCAACACTGCTTATGAATTGCGCCAAACCTGAATAATCCATAGTAACACCTCCCTTAAAAAGCGGGTATACTAGCATTGCCTATATATGTAAACAATGATTCTGTTTCGGGCACACTAGAAAAGACTTTATTATCATAAAAATTGCCATTGCATCTATTGAAATTAAAATTATTCATTCTATAAAAAGTTGATATGTTAGTCATAATATAATGTGCATTTGACGGGAAATTTACAGCTTCAGGCATATTATTATATTCATTTGCTTGATAACCAAAAGTATATGCAGATGTGTTAGAGCCAACTCCCATGTTTGTCCAGCTATTAGAAGCGGTTGCTTGTGATTCATCTATTCTAACTAGCGCTCCAAACGTCAAAACACCGTTGTTAAAATCAACCCAAGTATTTTTAGTTCTATAAAGCCCAGATTCATTTGTTTCTCTATATATATTTGTAAAATGAACACCAGTGTAAGTGCCATTTAATAGCTGCATCATATATTCTGCTATGATTTTATGGCCGTTTGTATTAGGGTGCAAATTATCAGTGCCAAACGACGTGGTATCTGTTTCAAACAACCAACAAGATACATATTCAACTACACCAGGCGCGTTCATATCTTTCAACGCTTGCAAGCAACCTTTATACCATTCTGCATATTGGTTGTATTCTGCTTGTCTTGCTTTTCCCAAATTACCAAATGCAAAAATAAGTCTAGGTTTATGCGTTAAGCTATTATAAACATTGAAGAAGTTAGTAAAGGCGCTTTGCATTTGGGAAATAGTTGCGTGATGCGCCCTAAAATCGTTTACACCGCCATAAACAATAATAGTTTTACATTTTTTGAAATTAGCATCATTTGCTAAATTTTCTAATTGCGTTGTAAAATTAGTGCCTTGTGCATAGTCAGTAAAAGATGACCTAGAAACAGCTTTATTAATTAAAGTATATCCAGTTTTTGAAGCTACAATGCTAGGCCATTCGGTAGAAGCATCCGAGAAACTATCTCCAATAATTCCTAAATATTTACCTTCTAATTTTTCAATATTATCTTCATTTGCGCTAATTCTATCGTCAAAAGTCTGTACTTCCTGCCTATACTGCTCGATTTGCGCATTGTAATTACCAGTCAATGCCCAGTAATTAGTGTCAGTGATATTAACGTTTGTAGGCACTGCCTGCCGTGAAGTGTAACTGTTACCCTGATAATAAACAATTGTCAAAGGCTCATATTCTTTTGTGATATCCCATTCCAAAGGTTCTGCGAATATAGGAACATACCTTGCGCCAATGTATTGAGTTACTGCCATTTTTCAACCCTTTCTACTAAACATTTTGATTAAGCGGCGTGTATAAAGTGATTTTAATATCATCTACATCAGATGAAATAGCATCAACTAAACCAGTTAAATCAGTAATTGAAGTATCAATTGTATCTAATCGAGAATTTATATTAGTGATACTTGTTTCTATATTTGCTAATCGTGTATTCAAACCTGATACATCGATTTGATTAAGTTGCTCTATTGCTAAATTAAGCGCGTCAATTGCTGCTATTTCAGCAGGGCGCATTGCTTGCGCTTTTGAAACAGGTGTTATAGCCATATTTATCCCTCATTCAAAATAGTATATAAAGTATCTTCATTTCTTTTAACACGTTTCTCAAGTTCTGCAAATTTCTCTTCATAATCATTATCATCATAACGTCCAGTATTATCAATTACACCAGAACCATCAGAATTGAACCGCAAAATTAATCTGCCATAATCAAATTTACCGTACTGCATTCCAGTGTCAAAAGTAATATCGCTCCAACTATCAGGAATATATGCGCAAAAATATCCGTCAGAAGTTAAACCGAAATAAACTTGTTTAACTGTATAATTAAATATGTATTCTAAATTTGCTTTAATCCATTTTTCAGCTTCTTCTTGAAAACCATCGTTGATGGCCTTCCAAATAAGCCTAAATTGTTCCTCCATTTCTTCATCAAAATCAACATTCCATTTGTTCATTAATTCTGCAATATAATCTAGGTATTCTTCTACCTTATGAAAATTTTTACAAAGTTCTTTTATAATTTGTTCTTGTGAATATGCATCCCAGTATAACTTAGGTATAACAGGCGTAAATTTTGTCCATCCTGAATATATTGGAAATTGCAAATTTGGCAAATAACTAGGCATATATACTCCTTTCTAGTATCCATTCAAATTCATACTTTCCATTGTGCTAAAAAATGTATTAAACTCATTTAATAGCATTACATCTACATCATCATATGTTTTTAATTTTTCCACACGTTCAAAAAAGTCTCCATCGTAAATATTTTCATGTTCTCTATCTACTCCTGAACTAGCATAATCTTGATTGCCTGTTAGCAAAGTTTGAGGAAAATCAGAATATATATTTCTGCTTTTTCCATACTCATTGTATACTGCCATTAATCGAGCGTTACCGTCTTTTATAGCTTCATACAATAATTTATATTTAGGCATTACTTCATTTAACTTGCGCAATACCTCCCATTTCCAATGTTTGAAATTCCTTATACCTCGTTCACGCCAAAAGAACCTGTTAGCAAATTTTTTCCAAAACCTATTTCGTTGCTCCAAATCAAAATAATCAAAGTCCCATGAACTATCAGAAAAATCTATCAAACCTTCTTGTATTTCTTCGCCGAGTTTAATTGTAAAAGTTGCGTGCCAATCGTCAAAATAAATAGGTTCAAACTTATTCACTGTTGCCATTATCTCCACCTTCTAAAACGTCTTTAACGTTATGCAAGTAATTGTAATTTTCACTTGCATTATCTTGTGCAGATATAACCTGAATTGGAGCATCTAAATATTCTCCAAATCTATCGTTAAGTTTTTCAGCTGCTTCACGTCTACAATTCAAATAATCAAGTTTGACAAATTCACTAGGCGCTTTATTAGTTCTCACTTCATCTTCAATTTGTCTTTCTGCCTTAAACGTTTGATTTGGAATGCCTAGCATCATATATATTTCATTCCATATATTTTGTTGTTCTTCATTAAGTTCTTTACCGATGAATTCTATTCCAGTTGTGAATATTTGAGGTTCTAATTTAGCTAACTCAGGGTATCCAATAACACCAGGTTCACCGCCTGCCATTTGCTTGAACAAATTAGTTGCTTGCTCTTGCATTTCCTGTGGCACTGCAAAAATCCAAGGCGTTTTTTGATGCATTCTATTAATCTGTTTTGTTCTAGTTATATCAACCAATTCCCGCGCCCAAATATTTATTTTTTCCAACAACGGGTATCTAACTCGATTATCCCAAACAACAACCCCACTTGAATTGTTAGCGGCAAATCTCCAACCGTTATTTCCTATGGAATACCAACTAGTAGGGTTATCATAAATATTTGGACGTCCAATCATAGCCAATTGCGTAGAATAAAAAACTCCTTTTTGTGATTTTGGAAAAGCTATACTAGCTTGACCCTGCAATAATAAGGTATATTCTAAAAATCGTTCGTCGCATGTTTTAGGTAAATTAATCCACTTAAATCTAGACAATGCCATGCCTATAATTTGCGCACGAAACATCATAAATAAACGTGTATTATAATCCGAAGTCTGCCAATATAATCCATCATGATAATTGCATTTTTTATTTTTATTAAACAAGTCTCCTAATTTTGCAATAAAAGATTCAGGCGCAGCACCTCTTTGCAATAATACAGAATCAACTTGTTGTTTTTTTCTACTCATTTGCATACTCCAAATTATCATATATAGAAACCCCGCCTATTTCGTCGGGATTATTCCAAACAGTTACACCAGACATTAAAATAGCTTGAATTATATTTACCGCATCTCCAGCAGTGCCGCTACCGTCGTTTATCCATACGTCGCTTGCTTTCCAATAAGTGAAGTGTTTCATGTACTTAAAACCGTCGTTCATATCCCAAACCCTGTTAAGCGCATAGCCGAATCGTAACATAGTATCGCCTGTTTGTGCAATCGCGCTTTTACTTTGCGTGCGTACATTTACCCTAATACCTCGTCGTTCCCACAAATCGGGGTTAACGTTTCCTTGCGTGGTTGTTTTTACAACAGGCGAACTTAAATTAGCGCTCTTGTAAGTCGCTTCGATATCTATTTGCTTTTGACCTAAATTCCATTTGGCTGCTTCAATAGCACTTTCCTTATTCCAATCTGCGTTATTTTCTTCTGTATCATATATTCTGTTTGCATTTGCACTTTCTGTATTAAAGGTTCTATCTGCGTTTCTGTAATTCAAATTCCTTGTATCCGCATTGTTGGCTTTGTTAGTATCGTTTATTTCCGCATTGTTATCTATAGTTACATCGTATGTTGCTTGATTAATATCTAATTGCGTTTCTAATTGCAATTGATTGTTATCAAGCTGCATGTCATTAGTACGCTTGTTATTTGCTTTTTCAACATCATTAGTTCTAACATAGTTTATAAATTCAGTTGAATAAGTGCGCTTGTAATTGTCTTTTTCAGTTGTGTTAGTGTTTTCGTTATTATCCAATTCAGCGTTATTAGTACGCTCATTGTTACCTGTTTCAGTTACATTAGTACGTTCATTGTTATCTGTTTCAGCAGTGTTAGTATTTTCATTATTGGTTAGTTCAGTATTGTTAGTGTTTTCGTTATTGGTTAGTTCAGTGCTTTTAGTTCTATTATAATTATCTTTTTCAACTTTATTTGTATTTGCATTATTAGCCGTTTCAGCGTTATTTAATGCAGTATTATTTGCTTGTTTATTTGTTTTAGTTCTGTCATTATTATCATCACTAGTTTTTTTAGTTCTTCTAACAATAGCACCATTTTGTATTATTGCATTAGAATAATTTTTATCATTATAATCTTTTCTTAAATCTCTAATAGCATCCATTAAATCACGTGCATATACTTGTTTTAACCTAGCTTGCTCAACGCTTGCATTATACACGGCTTCATTATTTGTAATAGCAATGGCATTTGCCGCGCCGCTTGTTGCACCTGAAACAATGGCATTAGCACCTGTTGCAGCAGCACCAATCGCCGCTCCAATTTCACTAGCGCCTGTAACAGAAGCGCCCGCAACTGCTCCAACGCCGCCTATTGCAGCAGTGGCAACTCCTGCCGTAATGTTTGCAGCAGTAGTTAACATCATAGCTTCAACTTGCGCATTGAAAACAGCCGTTGACATGTTTACGTCAGCTACATAATCGTTATACAACTTTGTGCTATTTGCAGCAGTTTCATCAGTTATTAAATCATTGTTCAATTCTTTAGTTAAGTATGCTAAATGAAATTCTGACCCTGAATCAGCTACAGTGTTTAACGCAGTTGTTTCAAGCATATCTCTTGTATTAGCAAAATCTGTATCAACTAATTTATCTTGAATAGCTTTATTTACATTACTAGTTCTATCTGCATTAATTTTATTTGCGTTACTCATATCTATATTATTTGTATTATTAGTATTAGCAAGATTATCCGCATTTATTTTATTAGTGTTACTTGTATTATCTGCATTTGTCCTATTAGTGTTACTAGTGTTATCTGCATTTGTCCTATTAGTGTTACTAGTGTTATCTGCATTTGTTCTATTAGTATTGCTAGTTCTATCTGCATTTTCTTTATTCATATCACTAGTTTCATCATTGTTCTTTTTATTAGTAGCACTAGTTGCAACATTATTAGTTTTATTCATATCGCTAGTTGCGTCATTGTTAGTTTTGTTAGTGTTAGATTGATTGTCATTTATTGTTTTATCCGTAGTAGCTTCTAAATCAGCATTTTCTTTTGCCACAAGCGCACTAGCATCGTTGACATTTTTAGTTGTATCTGCTTGTCTATCATTGTTTGTTTTATCTACATCAGCAGCATCTTTAGTATTATCTCTATTGGTTGTTGCGGTTGCAACAGTGTTTGTTTTTTGAGTGTCTAAACTATCTTCAGTGTTTTCATATCCTACATCTGCATAACGAACAGCATTCATATAGTCAACTATTGCGCCGTTTCTTTCTGCTTGAACTTTAGGCCAATTGTTAGAATTAAAATCTATCTCTGCACTTGTAAAAATAGAAAAAGTAGGAATATCCCACGTTAGCATAAATTTAGAAAAATCATCTTCCCAAATAGTCTTATTTTTATTGGCGCTAATTTCACTCCATATATATTCTTGTGAACCGTTGCCATTTATTCCAGTAAAAAGAATATTGTAATTTAAGTATGGATATGCAATATTTATTTCATTCCTCATTTGCATATTACCACTTGTATTTTCTACTTTTAATTCAAAAGTATTTCCATTATCATCGGTAATTTCCAATACAGAATAAGGAAAAGTATACAGTTTTGTAATATCGGAATATTTTTCATCAAATTCAAAATCATTTTTAGTTAAAACAATATTTTCAACGTCAGTTGTTTTTACACAATTATATACTATGTAGCCTTCAAATTCAAAACTTCCTTTACGTGCAAACATATCATCAGCCAACATGAAACACGCCTGCATAGCATTGAATACATATGCATATTTGTCTCTAATTTTATTAAAAAATCCTAGCGCTTCATCTGCTTTGATTGCATAAACATACGAACCGTTGAATAAATTACCGTCGTTTGAATTAACAGGGTTAACAGGCAATGAACAATCGTTATAGTTAACTTGCGAACCGTAATTCCATTCATATCCATTTACCTTATATTGATAACCCCATCTTTCATGTTCTGTATTTGAAAAAGTAGCACGTGTACTAGGCCCTACATATTCACCAGGATTTAGATTAATAAATTGCATCTCATTAAAAGGTAAAGCAAATAGCACATATTTTGAACCGTTTCCAATTGGATAATAATTAGTATGCTTTACAATTCTTGTATTATCTCCAAAATTAAAGTCATCTGCTAATAGATATTCACTGTTTTCAATCGGGTTTTGTAAAAATTCATCTACTGTAGTTTGCACCATTGGAGCGTGACCGCGTTCCAAAAGTAAATAAGGAATATCTACCGTATTGATAAACATAGTCCAATAATCCAAACTAATTTTCAATTCAGTAGTATTAGGGGAATACTGTACCATATCATCAATAAAATAATACCATCTTTGTATTCTTATGTTTTCATCTTCATATGCAATAGGTTGTTCTTTAGAAGTTTGTATTGGCATATCTACAACTAAATAATTGTAATTATATGCATCGTTATATGGTATTGGTATACGTACTGTATTTTCAGGTGTTACATTAAAAAGAGTTTCTAAAGGTTTAATAATACCTTCTTTTTCATCAAACCAATTATCGCGTAGCGTGTCATTATCCCACTTAGGAACGTCTGAATAATTGCCATTCCATTTAACATTCATCAATTTAATCGCAGGCATACCACGCCAACGAGAATAATCAAAATTGTTCTGATATTTGTATACATCAACTGTATTGATATCAGGAAAATTAGTATCTTTCAAATGCATATATTTATCAGTCATATTAACTCCAATTTACTAATGGGGTAAAGAATCGCACTTTACCCCATTAGTATATGTATTAGAAGTTATTCTACTGTAATAGTAACTTCACCAGTATGCACAGCCGTTGTAACAGCAGACGGATTGATATAGGTAGCAGTACACTTAACAGTAATCACGTCTCCGCTTTCAAGTCCGCGTTTCTGCACATGCAAAACTCCGTACTTGTCAACGTAAGTAGTGCCGTAAAGTTGCACAGCTTCGGCTTCATCACCTTCACCACGCATACAGCTAACTTCAAAAATTGCACTATCAGGTTCGATATCTGTTTTACCGTCAAACGTTCCCGTCAATGTAACGTTAAGCTGCATAGTATCGCCCATTGCAATAGTTTTATCTTCAGCCTCCAAAGTAATACCCGACACATTCTGCGTCTTTACTTGCGTTTGAGTTCCTGCTTCAGTAGTGAACAAAATAGCAGGTACAAATGCGCTAACTGAATAAACACCCCAGTGATGCAACCAATAATTAGTTGTCAGTGTTTCAGGATTCCAGAAACTAGTGTTTTCATACAAAGTATCATGACAAACAAAGAAGTCTTCCGTAGTCAAAAGCGCAACGGCATTTTGCACAGGCAACTCATCAACTAAAATTTTCCTAATTTTAACGTCAGCCACATCCATGTTAAACAAAATACTAAGTGTATTTACGTTAACCGATGCATTTACGGCAGGCGTTACAAAAAGGCATAATTCATTTGCATTGCAAAATACTGGAATATTATTTATATTCAACGCATTATACAAAGTAGATGGAAATTCCAACATACCTGCATACGTTTGAAGTGCAGTCAAAAATTCTTTACCTGTTTCTTCATCTGTAGGTACTGCACTTAGTTGATGCTTATAAAAACCCCAGTTTGCTTCATAAAACGCTATAAGTTCTAGCATGATACGGTATTCGTCGTATTCATCACTATTCTTCGGTACTTGCATAGCCTTTGCAATGAAGTTATTAATACCGTATTCATCCACAAAAGCAGTACGCAGCGCGTCATATGCAATTGAAATAGGGTATTTGTCCTGCCTGTTTTGCGAGTGGTAAATAACCTCGCCTTCAGGTTTATTTACTTTAAGAATTGTTTCCGCGTCATATTCATAAGAATGCGCTTTAATCCATTCAAAAGCAACTTCCTGAATAGTGCTACCATAAGTAATTTTTTGTCCCTTAAAAACAGCTAATTTGTTATTCCATGCTTCACCGCGTACATACGTAAAAGCGATTCGATTAACAAGAATATCCATGAACTGATTAAAATACATTCGGTTCATAGGGTCAAACAAAAATTTAGAAACAGCTGCAATAGAATTTTGGGACGGATTCGGCACTCGTTGTTGAAAGTCATTCGTCCCAGAAAGATACACTTTTTCGAGTATCGTTTGATTATTTGTTGGCATTTGTAAACACACTCCTTTTTTACAAAGACAAATCTAGTTCGTCAATTCCTAGATTATCCAATCCAAAATCTTCTTCTACTACTTCATTTTCATCATCCAGATTATCTTCGCGCACTGTACCTCCATTTTCTACAAAAATTGCCACAATATCTTTAATACTTTCGATTTGCGCTTCAACGCTTTTAATAGCTTCTTTTTGAGCCTTCAACATTTCGATAATATCGTCGTCTGCATAGTCTACATCTTTTTCATCTTCAACTGTTTCTTCTGTATCTTCTACTTCTTCGCTAGTTTCTTCGCTAGTTTCTTCGCTAGTTTCTTCGCTAGTTTCTTCATTAGTTTCTTCATTTTTCACATCATCTTTTTCTTCATCCATTGCAAAACCTTTCCTTAAAAAATAAAAAATGCGCGTATGCTAACAGTTAGTAGCATACGCGCGGATTGTATCACATAGCAATCAAGCATGCAAGTTAAAAGTTTTTCCAAAACCACAAGGGAGCACATTTTCACATGTTGGAATGCCCTAACTCTTGCTACTCACTTGAACATACAAGCGCCACATGATTGCATTATCTTATACCAAACAATGCTAACACGTCAACAAATTTTTGTTTTACACCTATATTTTGAAACCTTAACATATCGTAATAATAGAAATTCATAAAGCCTTTTAATGCCTTATTTGCTTTTCCACCCATAATATAATTAACTCTATTATCTTCAGTAGTTAAAGCAAAAACAGGGCTTGCGTTGTTAGGTATTTTATTAGTTATATAATAATATCCGTTTTTTTCATCAATCCAAATACCAAACTTGTCTCCTAAATAAACCAATCCCATGTAGAATTTAGCATGTTTTGGTTTTTCTTCAACATAATCATCTGTACCAAAAATAAAAGTATTGTTACTAGCAATTAATTCATCATCTGTACCCTGAATTAAATGCCCTGCTACAGTTTCATTTGATTTTGCTTTTCCGTATTCTTTGTTATCAGTGTAATGCAACAGCATTCTTTTATTATCATGCCATGTATAACCATATTCAGGGTTATAAATCTTGTATCTTGCAAAATAAGGGTTCATTAAATCCGCTGCATTGCCCATTAAAACTATTCTAGGTTTTACTTGTTTTGTATTTCCAGGGCGTTCACGCGATACACTGTCAACAATGCTAGATAAAATGCCTACTTCATTCCTATAATAATCATGAATTTTGTCAATCCTTTTATCAATAATAGCTTCATCTAATACAACTCTTTTAACTCTATTATAACTATTCGAATTGTTTTTAATAGCTTGCGCTTGCGATAATGAGCCAAAATACCCGTATAATTCCCATTTTGGTTTGTCTGCTTTTTCAGCTATATAAGCGCGTCTTGTATCAAACTTAAAAACATAGTCTGTAAAATAATCATCTGC